ATTTTAGAACAAAATGTGGAAAATAATTTTGACCATTATTTTGACGAGTGCGTTCTTTATTTTGTTTTTTGAACCAGGTAAAAATACAAAGATGGTTTCAAAGAACAAAAGTAAGCCATCGACAGTCACGGGTTTTATCGAAGATACTCGAGACGCGTTTATACTACCTATATATCCAACCCAGGTGATGGATCGTGACATTACAGGTAAAATTATTCCAGTGTATGGAGACATTGGTACATTTACTGGATACTCAAGCGTACCTGAGGATAACTGGTTGCATGGTTTTCCCCATGAAAAAGCCTAATAAGAAAACGGCGAATGCTACTATCCATGTTGTTTTGTCTATACCTGATAGGATATCACTCGTTTGGTGATACTGTATGGGTGATGGTGGATACATCATTTCAGGAGGTTGAAAATAGTACTGTTCTTGTTCTTGTAATCGTTGATCATCGATCGGTGTACTATCTTCATTCTTCTCATCATTCTTAAATGGATCATTGGAGGGATTATAATCAATTGGATTTCCTATGTCAGTTTCCATTTTTTAATATAGCCCCTGTTTTTTTTAAGCGTCTTCTTCCTCACTTTCACTCGCTTCGTCATCGTCCACGACAAAATCCTTTAGACTACCTTCGTCATCGTCATCTTCACTGTCATCATCTGAGTAATATTCATCATCTGTATCTATGCCCGAACCAATGTCCGAATCATGTTCATCAGGGGAATAATCATCTTCAAAAACGGTTTCTTCGGGTTGATACAGTTCTGGTTTCTTTATCTGCCTACCAGATCGTGTTCTTGTTTGGACCATTTAATTATTTAAAGATGTTTACCTTTTAAGTATCTTTCTTATTGAGAGCTTCTTTGACACTGCCACTAAGTTCATGTGTTCTGGCGGTACTCTTTTTACAAATTGGACACTTTTGGGTAATTTTTGTTCCTTTGATGACATATGACATTGTACAGTCCTGGTGGTCACCCTTAATTGTCTCACAATAGGTTGAAGTTGTGAGAGCTGTGAAACCACTCTTCTGTTGTGTGATACTTACGACACGAGTCCCTTCTGGACACTTCATACATCTGTGCATAAAAGATTCAAGGGGACCCTTTACATCACTTTGTTTAATCTGGAGTTTCTCTTCAAACTTTTTGATTTCTGGACACTTTTTGAGTTCTTCCTTCTTGGGATACAACTTCTCAACCACTTTTGGAGGGAGTGTGTGTTTGCGACCATAAAAGTCTTTACAGAAACCATCACGTCTCCCCCTAATCGTTTCACAGCGACAGAAACACTTTTGAGCAATACAAGAACCACTGATATGAAACCACACGTGATTGGAACTATGCGTTCTCTTGAGGTTTTCACAATATTTAGAGTTGGTTGAAACAAGGTAAGTCTCCTTGTGCTTAAAAAGTTTTGTTACTACAGAGGTGGACTGCCCCTCCATATTCCTCTGTACAAAGTCTTCAATGAGACCCTTGAGTTCATCATTCTCAATTTCATCCCTCGTCTGAGCATCTGTAAAGGAGCCCTCCTTGATGACGGTGGAGGGTGGTTCCACTGTGATGTGTTGTGGCTCGTCCGTTCGAATGGAGGACATTTTAAGGATGTCCAAGTTTGGTCCAGAATCAATCTTTGTTAATGTACTGAGTGGACCATGGTTATAAATAAATAGGGGCAGATAGGCAACCTGTACAACCTTCCCCTTCCCCTGACATTCTGGACACCCCTGACCACCACACTGGGTGTGCTTTGCCATCTTGTGAGACCATGGCATACGGAATCCACTCCCTTTGGACTTTCTACGAACATCGCCATAGACTGCTGCGTCCACGATTTCATTCCAATCCGTACCACCCTTGGCCTTTGAGAGTGCTACAAGGATATGTTCCCTAAGAGCAATGGCCGACGATTGATCTACGACGAACTCTGGCCAATTGAGGTGTACTCCTGTTTTTGTATACTTCCCGACCGTCTTTGGTGGTGACACAGAAACAAGGCAATTCTTTCCACCATGGCGTTTCACTTTATCACAGATGATCTTGCAGATATCCCGAATTTCATCGAGGGTGAGAGAACGTGTGTCCTTGTAGTCAATATCCACAAAGAAGTTGTACTGAGGACTCTTCTGTTCAACGACAAAGAGTTTTTCACCAGACTTTACAGCCTCTATATACTTCTCGTGAAACTCATTCAATTTATCAAATGGCACGGAGAGGACACCACCGTCCATGAGCACATGTGATAGATTGGTTGCATTATTAAATTTTTGTTGTGTACACCACTTTTTAAACATACCTTTGTATCGCGTCTAACCTCTAAACCACCTCATGACAGAAACGTCTGTGTATTCTTTAGGTGATTCCGTGAGTTCTTTCTTTATAACAAGGAGTTCATAGACCTTCTTATCTTCATTTTCCTTTATCCACTCTTCCACTTCCTGTGGACAGAGACCTCTGTTCTTTTCAAGGAGTTCTCCAATCTGCATTAAAATGTAAGCTTTTGACTTCATTCTACTTTATAGAGAATGTTTTTCTATTGAGGGAACTCACACACGAATAAAACTCTGGATTTTTAAGAACATTATCTATGATGAGTTTCCACCGCTTGCGGGTATTGAACTCCTCGAGAGTATCAAAACTCATATAGTCATTTTCATCAAAAGTCTTCTTTATTGGTTGTTTATTGATTTTCTTTAGGTTAGTCTTTTGTTTCTCTTCATAGAACTTTTTTACGAGTGTCTGTTGTTGAGATCTGTTATAATTCACGAAAAAGACGAATACATTGTACTCCAAGTCCACCGTGGGACTCTCCTTCACAGTGAACTTGAATTCGGTATACTCACCATTCTTGAGGGCAACCGTACCCCTGGTCTCTTCCTCAAGTTCCCGAAGAGCGCAACGGAGGGGGTTAAAGATCTCTCTCCGCCTGCATCCACCTGTGACAAATATCCAATCCTTGAAGCGCCGATCTCTCACCGTGAGAAACCGGGGCTTGTCATCAGCAAAACTGACCGGTATCGCTATAGCTTTGTATTTTTTCATTGCGCATTCGCAAGTTATAATAAACTGATATGTTTATTCCTCCTCTTTCTCCTCAGTTTTGGACTCGGTTTCAGTTTCAGTTTCAGGTTCGGCGACTGGTCGTGACTCTGGGGCACTGAGGCGTTGCACCAAGTGGGCTGAGAAGTTCTTGAGGTTTTCGACATCGGTTTTGGCCTTATTCATCTCCCTGAAAAGGAAGATAACACCAGCGATCGCGACAATTGTGGCAATCATCATGAGGGTTTCGCGGTCCATTGGAATCATTATGATTTAATTGCACCCCTTCTTTTTAAGTAAGTGCATGGCCTGTTGAAGGGCATTCATAGGGACTTTGGGCAAATTGCACGGCTTGGTAATGCGTAGGTTCACAGGACTTCCGGGTTGGTGGGGTTGGCACACCAACATACTTTTCGAGTGTCCTGGATTTTGGATCGTACGTCAATACAAAAACGATGGCGAGAAGGAATACTATGTTCCACATGTGTTTTATTAATTAGTTAGAATATAAAAGACCACCCATACCGTTCTCAATACGGATAATATTGTAATTCACGGCGTAAATATCGTCGTCGCAATCGCGGGTGTCGTTCACGATGCGCGCAGAGTCGAGACGAGAAAAGTTAAGGGTACCAGTGGGTTGAAGCTTACCAGTCTCCAAGCAGAATGGATACACAAAGAGGGTCTTGAGGGTCGCTGGCTTGGAGGAGTTGGCCGTGTTGAAATAGAGTGGGACATGGGAGAAGTTTGGATCCGCAAACTTGAAGTCGGCCACATCGGTCCCGTTGATTTGAAGCTTGAGCTTGTTGTCATCGTTGAGGATTTCAAGGGCCGAGGCCTTACCCGCAGCGAGATATTTCACTGGATGGTTAAAGTTGAGCTCTTGAATCTTAGTCGCAGAGGCGGTCGCCTTTTGAACCTGGGTGATGATCATGTTTTGTGGGTTGGAAGCGAAGAACTCACGCTCTTGGGTGTCCAAGTAGACGTAGTTGGCGTAGACATCCCACTTATCAGTGGCAGCCGCAGAGCCCCAAGTGATGCGAAGTTCCACATCGTGGTACTGGAGGGCAATGAGGGGGAGGGCGGTTTGGAGGTTTTCGCAGAAGGCGAAGCGGAGTGGGTAGAATCGAGAGGTATTGGCACCACCGAAGAGGTCACCCGCGACCGACTTGGAAGAGTTTGTGGCTGAGAGCACTGGGGCAATGAGTGTGGAATAGGTAGAATCCTGATCATCAATGACCTGACCACCCACAAGGAGTTCAACCTTGGCAATCTTGGTGCGCCAATCGGCGGCGCTATATCCCTGGGCAGCGGAGCCATCATTGGGGACGAGGTACACATAGCTGAGAAGGTCACCCTTGCGTTCGAAGCGGACAGTTGACATACCCCCATTGGAGACATTCCCCTGGATCACCTGGCGTTCCACGGTTTGGGAGAAGTTTGTGTGGCGCTTGTAGGTACTACGGAAAAAGCTGATTTCGGGCTGGCCGACGAGGTGCGCATCCTGGGCACCGACGGCAACGAGTTGGGCAATACCACCAGACATTTTATAGTATAGTGAGAGTTTTTTTTAAGTTCACTGGTGTATAAAATGGTTATTTCGGTTTCGCCGGCCAGTTGAAAACTTCAAGTTCTCTACCCGTATCATCTAAAACAATTTCACTTACCCTTGTTTCGGTGAGGTCTCTGAGTGTCTGACGATAGGTGATCCATGCATTTCGTATTTCTTCTGATTTATGAGGATAATCCGGTGTCGCGTATTTGTCACTCTCAGTTAAGAGTTTATCTCTTTCTTTACGAAAAAGTTTAAGTGCTCGTGAGGCTCTATATTCCGGAACTGCGTCTATACATTCTTGGTGTGTTGGTTTGGTCTGGTTTGTATCATACCAATCGATTTGATCATAATCATTATCACTTACACTGTATTGGGCACCAGGTCTAAGTGTTTGTATAAGATGAGCTACATCTACTGTGTTCATATATGTATAATTATGATATAAAAAATAAAAAAATATTACGTACCTAGTATTTTCGCTGCAACGCGATGACGCTAACTGAATTGCAGTAAAGTATGTCATCCGAAGAAACACGTCTAACCTGGGCGTAGAAACTCACCGCACCGTTCCCCGTCGAATAGTTCGACATCGAAACAACTGTCCCACCCTCTCCACGCTCCCACGACTTTTGCGCCACTACGAGGTCAGCGCCAGCGATTCTAACCTCAGAGGCGTCATATCCAGCACCTGGTTGTTCGGTGTTAAATTGAGCTATAACCATCCAATTGTGGCCACGACTTCCCTCGAATACATTTGCGGTAGTTGTAAGTATATTTACAAAGTTTGCAGAATAGGTACTGTACTGTGTGTTTCGATAATTGTAATGCGACAACTGGACAGTTCCACTTGCCACAGGGTAACTTGCGTATGTTGAAGTGTTTGCATAACCCGCATTACTCGCGTAACCTGCACTATTCGCGTAACCTGCATTGGTTGCGGAACCTGCACTATTCGCGTAACCTGCACTGCCCGCGTAGGCCACATTTACGTTTAGATAAGCATTTGCCGGATTATAGTACATATTACTGTCTGTATACAAGGAGTTTTGACCATCACCATGTGATGTTGAAAATATGGGATAATGTGTGTTACTATTTGTCCCATCGCGACTTCCAATGTGCACATTGCCCGCGTTGTTCGCATAGGCTGCATTCCCATTAACACTGATTGACCAGGTACCCGATGCATCACCACCAGTTCTCGTTGGGACATTAAGATATCCCCTGATTGAACCAGTATTACTGCAGAAACGCACATAGTTATCATTGCCATTATTGACTCTGTACGCCATCGCACCACTGATAGTGTTCTGATTAGTGTAATTTGGTCTTAAGAGTCGGCAAAATATGTCAGCGGCACCATCTCTCGCAACAATTGTACTTCCATTTGCACCCTCGGAAAGTCCTCTACTACCAAGATTTGTTGCGTTGTTTGCGTAACTCGCATTACCTGCAGACCCTGCACTGTTCGCGTAACCTGCGTTGGTTGCATAAGGTACATTTGCATTGATATGGTTTGTAGAAGAGTTATAAGTTAGGTTTTGGTCGACAAAGAGTGCCTTGTCTCCAGCGGCGTGAGTATCCACAAATGCGATGTAGTCGGTGTTATTACTACCGTCCCTGTCTGTAAATTTAACAGCATTTGCAGCGTTCGCGTGTGTCGCGCTGTTCGCATAGGCTGCATTGGTTGCATAGGCGGCATTACCTGAGATGTTAGCACCAATCTTATTGTTCGACGAATTATATGTGAGGTTAGTGTCTGCGAAGAGGGCTTTATCTCCGGCATTGGCTGTATCTACAAATGCGATGTAGTCGGTGGCATCAGTAGCATTTCTAGCTGTAAATTTAACAGCATTTGCAGCGTTCGCGTGTGTCGCATTAGTCGCAAAACTTGCATTGGTTGCAGACCCCGCGCTGTTTGCGTAACCCGCGTTAGCTGCATAGGCGGCATTTCCTGAGACGTTAGCACCAATCACATTGTTTGCGGGGTTATAAGTTAGGCTAGAGTCTGTAAAAAGTGCCTTGTCTCCAGCGTCGTGATTATCCACAAATGCGATGTAGTCGGTGACATCATTACTGTCCCTATCTGTAAATTTAACAGCATTGGCCTGGTTTGCGTGCGTCGCATTAGTCGCAAAAGTTGCATTGGTTGCAGACCCCGCGCTGTTCGCATAGGCTGCATTGGTTGCATAGGCGGCATTACCCGAGACGTTACCTGTCACGTTACCACTGAGGTTAGCACCAATCTGATTTGTAGAAGAGTTATATGTGAGGTTAGTGTCTGTGAAGAGGGCTTTATCTCCGGCATTGGCTGTATCTACAAATGCGATGTAGTCAGTGTTATTACTAGCGTTCCTAGCTGTAAACGCAACAGCATTGGCTTTGTTTGCGTGCGTCGCATTAGTCGCAAAACTTGCATTTGTTGCAGACCCCGCACTGTTTGCATAGGCGGCATTACCTGAGACGTTAGCACCAATCACATTGTTTGCGGGGTTATAAGTTAGGTTAGAGTCTGTAAAAAGTGCCTTGTCTCCAGCGTCGTGATTATCCGTAAATGCGATGTAGTCGGTGGTATCAGTACTGTCCCTGTCTGTAAACGCAACAGCATTGGCCTTGTTTGCGTGCGTCGCATTAGTCGCAAAACTTGCATTGGTTGCAGACCCCGCACTGTTTGCATAGGCTGCATTGGTTGCATAGGCGGCATTACCCGACACATTACCCGATACGTTACCCGATACGTTACCGGATAGGTTAGCAGCAATCACATTGTTTGCGGGGTTATAAGTTAGATTGGAATCTGTATACAGCGCCTGAGCACCAGTTCTACTCTTTGCCACCGGAATGTAGTCCGTTTCATTGCTAGTTGTAGCTGTAAGCTTGACTTTATCAGATCCGGTTACTGAATTCAGCTGACCTGTAACAGTCAATTCGCCAGCAACTTCGACATCGCCGGAAAAACTCTGAATATTGGTCGTTGCCATCTGTTATTATACATGTATAATTTTTTTGATTAGGTTTTCCTCAAAGAAATTATATTTAATATTCGTGTGGGTTTTGAATTACAGTATTTATGGAGGCAAATGTTCGGAGAGAACGAGATATTCCTTGGTAGTACCTGTAGACCATTTTTAGGTTAGAACCCATATACAGATCACCGTGAACTGTCTGTATATGGGTTGATCTGGACATCTAATAGTTAGAGTTATGTTTTTAGTATCCAAATGTTACAACGTCTGTTGAACCTTCTGTAATTTTTGATACAACCCCTGAACTACTTTGGGAAATGTATTCAATGAAAACATTGTAATGTCCAGCTACGGCCATGTTGGTTGTTGGCTTGATGGTTACCTCTGTTGCACTTGTCGTCACGGTTGAGCTCCAAGGATTTGTACTTGTACTACCAAATATCGCCTGCGGACCCTTGGCGATTGCGAGTGGTGTTCCACCGGACCAGTTACCACCACCACACTCAAGTGAGAGTGTACTGACTTCGTTGTCAGATTCCACGAGGTGTGCGACGATCTTTGCATAGAAAACGTGTGCACTAAATGTGATTTTAATTGTTGAATTTGCAATTGTCTGACCAGAGGACAATTCCCCTGAATATGAGTAAGTCTTTTTAGCAACCCCATCCGAGTTTATGATTGTACCACCCGCGACATGGAGTTTGGTAGCTGGGGAGTTTGTTCCAACACCAAGTCTATTATTTACCCGATCCCAGTGGAGACCTGATGCTGGAACTAATGGTTTACTATTCATAATGAAGTCTCCGTCGCTGGGTACTGTGACGGTAGTAGCCGTAAGGGCGCCCACATTAGATGTACCACGGACGTCCAATTTGTACGCAGGGTTCGCTCCACCTATACCTACATTGCCCGATGAATCAACTCGCAATCTCTCACTGTTATTAGTTACTATTCTGAATGCATCGGTGGTTGGAAATCCTATATATGTATTTGTGTCACCTGTGTGTGTAATATTTTGATCGGTAAATAGTGTCGTTGCATAAAGACTCCCCCCCACACCTACTCCTCCAGTCACTCGAAGAGCACCTGTTGTTTTTGATGTAGACGCGGTTGCATTTGTGACAGATGTCACACCATCAAAAGTGGCTGCGGCACCATAGAGTGCTCCAGAAACACCTACACCACCTGTTACTTTGAGAGCACCTGTTGTTTTTGATGTAGACGCGGTTGCATTTGTGACAGATGTCACGCCATCAAAGGTGGCTGCAGCGCCATAAAGAGCACCAGACACACCCACACCACCTGTTACTTTGAGAGCACCTGTTGTCTTTGAGCTGGAAGCCGTTGAATCTGTAACACTTGCATCTGGTGTCGTAAAAACACCAACATTTGAAGTTCCTCGAACATCTAAATTGTAAGCTGGTGAATCTGTATTTATACCGACACGACTTGTTTGTGTATCTACGTATAAATTGGCGACTTCACCAACTTCAAAGTCTGACGTCACACGGGCGTTGCCCACGACATAGAGGTTGTCCGTTGTTGAATGCCCATTGACGCCAAGATTATTGTCAATTCGTACACCCCCCTGTGAATAATAATTCAAATATAATAACCTCCCTGTATTATCCGAACTGTTGTATGTGTCAATGTGATGACCACCGTTGTTCCATCTAGTATAGCTCGCGTTGTTGCCAATTTTTAAGATATTTCCGCTATTAGTAGAGTTCAATTCTAACAAATGAGACGGGTTCACCGTCCCGATACCGACACCCCCACTCGAGTCCACCCTCACACGCTCAGTCCCACTGGTTGTTATCGTGAATGTATCATTCGCGGGGAAGCCTATCTTTGTGTTAGTATCATTAATATGAGTGAGATAGTCATCGGTGTACAATGTCACCCCATAAATGTCTCCTTGAACACCAACACCACCCGCAACTTGGAGAGCACCCGTTGTCTTTGAAGTGGCCGCTGCATCACCATTCACAAGAACATTTGAGCTCGTTGTTATGTTTGAAGTGACAAAGGCATTGCCCACAACATGAATATTTGATACTGGCTCCGTTGTAGCTATACCCACTTTCGTGCCAAATGTAGCCATTTCGTAAACTGACAAGCTATTTTCCACAAGCGTATTACCATTCAAATCGATTTGCAATATAACATCATCTGGGTGTGCGGCATGTAAAATGTGATTATCAGAAAGTGTATTCTGTGTGTAACCTATAGAAAATCTGTGTTCATCCGCGTGATGAATTAAAGCAATATTTGCGAAAACACCCTCGTCTTCATGCTCAATGATAATCCCGCTATCCAATCCTTCGGCACTGTTATTGCTACCTATACCAATAATTCTATCTTCTACGATAAGAGAAGTTGATGTAAGTAATGTTGTATTACCACCAAGTGTAATATTACCCAAAAACTCGGCTTCGGCCGCTGATATTACATATTTACCGGAAGGTGCTACATACACAGGTGATTGAATGAGGCTACCATTTGTATCAATCATTGCTAAATGTTTATTGTTCAAGTCCGTATGATTAGTAATGTATACATTTGTTGTAAAAACGCCATTTGTCGCATGGAGGTCTCCTTGAATACCAACACCACCCACGACTTGGAGGGCACCACTGGTTACACTGGTTGCCGCTGTAGCATCGGTCACAGTGACACTATCAGCTTCAACATCTTCAAGGTTGGCATGCGTCGCGTGAATATCACCTTGAATACCAACACCACCCGTGACTTGGAGGGCCCCCGTTGTCTTTGAGGTTGCCGCGGCTTCACCAACGACAAAAATATTTGAACTTGTTGTAATGTTTGAGGTTACAAACACATTACCAACGATATGGAGGTTGGAGTTGGGAGACGTAGTTTTTAGACCAACACGATGACTTTCCGAGTCAACTACAAGTGTATCCTCATCTACAATAACGTTGCCAGTGATTGTTACATCACCATTAAATCCATTTCCACTTGTAATATTGAGACCTCGGAGAGTCACGGCATTTGCCGCAGTATTCCCTGTATTCACGACATCGGTGAGAGGTTGAAGTTTAGTTGGCAACTTCATGGGATCAATCTTTCGAAAGTCATTGTTGACAGAGTTCACGTATACATAGTTGACACTCGCGTTACTCGTTTCAATTACAGCATTTGGAATATCATTGGCACGACCGATACCAGTTACAAACACACCACCATTACTACCATGAACTTTTGTGACAACTCCAACATTCTGAATAAGATCATTATTAAAGGGTTTTACATTTGATAACCCTCCGGGTACGGTGTTACTGACGTATACCGTTTCACCCGCTATAAATCCAGTCGTGATGACACTAAGGGCCTTACCGTAGGCGATAGCTGTACCTTGTTCACCA